GATCTGTTTCTTCTTTTAAGTCTCTGAAAAGGGTTACTTGCTCTCTCAACAGTGGTGGGGAGTTTTGTGGGTTGGTTTCCTGTTAAAACTCTTCTTCCTTCTCCACCTCCTAGCATTGCATACTGCAAAGCATCGTGAACATGACTAAACCTATTCTTATTTGGCTTTTCGTCATATTTCTCGGAACCCATGTACACCATACGTTTATAGTTATAGCCACCTTCAAAGCCAGAAATAAGATTTGTACAAAGAGGCGATACAACTAATCCAGGCTTTCCATCAACTAATCGGTTAATGACAGATTCAACAGATTCAATGCGAATAGCTGTGTCATTTGTATTTGCTGGATAAGCTTTGATACCAGCTGCACGAAGGATCATAAATGGTGTTGTCTCATTTGTTTGAGCCATCTGATTTCCTGCAGGATCACCAATAAATTTGAAAGTCAGTTTGTCCCAGTTGTTTTTTGCGATTTCTCTTTTGAGTCCTTCTGCAAACCTCTGTGCCCCCATATCTTGGGTAACGTATTCTCCGAAGATGATCCATCTTCCAAGTGCGAGGTTTTGGCAGAAAACTGCTGATGGACTTCTGCCAAAGTCAATTCCCACAATGACATCGTTTTGGTCGGTGGGTTCGATCGGTTCTTTTGCGACATGAGTATCCTTTCTAAAAGTTGGATATACTGGTTTACCATCCATTAATGCTTGGTACTGGTTCAAAACATAAACTTTTACCCAAGCAGGTGATTTACCCAATATAATTTTGTTATAGTAATCTGGTTGAAGGTTATCTCTGTTTTCACGATCAACATTATCGTCATATCCTGCAAGGTTTCCTGCATCATCGAGTCTTTCCTTCATAGCTCCTGCCTGACTGAAGAAATTCCAGTCATCAGGTTTAACCATCAATAATTTTTCATCTGTGGTTAAATATTCAGGTGTCGGTACTTCACCAGACATAATTCCCCACCAATGGGTTTCGTCTGGAGCATTCGTGTCCATAATAACTCCAAACCAACTTGGGCCACCATCTCTCATGGAAGGGAATCTTCCTACCCTCATTGTACAAGCATCGACAATGGATTTCCCGATTTCTCTAGCCTCATTGACCCAAACGCCAGTAAGCTCTAAGGATAAAAGCTTTTTCACATCCTCAGTTTTATCCAAAGCCAAGAAGATGACTTCACATTCAACAATGGTTTTATCAGCCAAAGCAAAGTTCATATGATGGGTATAAGGAGGTGACCAGATAAACCTTCCAAGATCATCATCAAACCAATCTCTCCAAGTTTTTATCGTGGTGGTTTTTAATTGAGGATTGGTATTACGAATAACAGCCCAACGAGTTCTTCTTACACCCTTGTCATTAGGTTTTTGAAGAGTAGCTTTACGCATGATCTCCATGCAACAGGTAACAGATTTACCAGAACCAACAGGTCCTCTAAGACCTCTAACAAAAGAGGCATCTTTCATAAAGTTTTTAGCGACTTGACCTGGGGGTTTATAGTCTAGTTTCATCTACCTTGAAGACCAGATAATCTTCTAAGAACACTTCCCATGCCACCACCAAATAATGCCCTTCTTAACGAAGGTGATATTTTATTAATAGCAGTTGTGCTTTCAGGTCCTGAGTATTTTAGGTGTTCACCAGTTGCCAAGTCTTTACTGGGTCTTGCAGCTGAAATAATTTCTTTTTGTCTGTTAACAAAGTCTAAGTTGTAAGACTGAGTATCTGGACCTTGATATGTACCAGCTTTAGGTTTTTTAAACATAATCTGCCCAGTTTCAACGTCACTATATTTGGCTTTTGTAAGAGGTAAAGTTTTTTCAGGAGTTTTTGTAGAAGACCTAACAACGTAATCCCCACCTTCAGCAATGTTAGTCCTAGCTTGTTTGGTAGCAATCGTTGAACCAGTGTTAGGGTCTTTGTAGATTCGACTTGTATCTCTTTTACCCTTCAAATATGACTCACGGTCGCCACCTTCATAAGTGCTTATAGTTACTGGTGTTTCTTGAGACTGCGCCCATGTGTGTGATATGGTTAATCCTGAACCTTTACTTGGCTTTTTCTGCTTGTAGGTTGGAGTTGTTTTATCTTCCTTTTGTGGTTTTTCTTCACCCATTGCTTTCTCCTATGAAAAAATATAAGTTAGAATAAATTTTTTTTTAGGGTTTGTCTTTTCACAAGTCTTTCGTGTGTGTGGTTTACCCGTTATAGAGATTGCTCTCAATTTTTAAGGGCTACCTTATAGTTTGACCTCTTAGCCGAAGGGACCCCCTAGTCAACGTTGAAATTAATTTGTACAGCTGTACTGTGACTAACAGGAGCATCATTTCGTAGACCTGCTCTATCCATCAAGTCTTTACTTGCTTCAAGCCTGACGAATGATGACTTAGCATTGAGCAACTCTCTCATGGTCGCAAGCCCTTGTATTGCGTCCCATCCTAATGTTCTCATCGATATCTCTTTCCTGTATTCGATAATATGTTGTTTATTCAATGTGTTATAAGCCCAAGATTTGTTTCTTCCAATTCGTTCAGATGCTTCTGTTGGGTTGCAACCATCATGCAATATCATATGCACCAAGTCTGCTTGTGCTTCTGTTACTCTGGAGTGACTGTGTTTGATCTGATTGGCATTTTCTTTTATCTCATCCATTGGAACAACGGCTTTCTTAAACTTTTGTTGCTGTTGTGTATTTGCTTTCGTCATTGTGAAGTCCATTAAGTTATTGGTACTGACGAGTATACTAACTAATGGTAAAACCGTGTCTATTCACATTTCTGTAACCCTTATGGGAGCTAGTCCTGCTCTATTTCGCATAGGCAACAAGTTGCCAAGCTACACCGAACCACTAAGAGGTGTTTCGGCACATTCGTGTAACGATCAGGGCTATATGTTCATCAATTAGATTGCATCTAAGGTTGAATGTGCTTCGCTGTCATTCAAATGGTATTTGCGACCAAATCCCATGATGCTTCACTAATTAATGAAGCACTTTAGAAAGTGCCAAACAGGGTCACCGAGTTAGGTTGAAACTGCACTCTGCGAGGCAAACGTATGGAACTTAGGCATAGCTACCAAATTCAGAGTCTCAATAGTAAGACAGCTTTCCAAATGTGTCCCAACTCTCCGACCCAGCTGTCTTTCTTTGATCCTTCGCTGAATCTACCATACTCGAAAAGAGACAAGCAGTTGACAGAGGCACACATACGAAAATGGCTCGGACTGAAGGGCGTCCTTCGACAGATTCAATTTTCTAGTGTTTCTTCTGTCCCTTTGTTGATTTGTGCTTCGCTGTCAAATCAATCCCAAACTCGAGCATGGTCGGTTGGCAGTTATTCCTAAGTTCCAAACGTTTACTTGGGAAAATTTCAATCAATTTAATAGGAGCGTCTTATGACTAATCAATTAGAACTATTTAGCAGAGAAACAAGATTAAAAGACAGATCAGAGGATTTAGAGAACATCCTTTCCGATCCTGATATTTGTATCAAGATCGACAATGGTGATTCTGAAGAGATTATTGAATCTGAAATCGAAATGATCTTATTCAATATCAATCACTCTAATTCAGACTACGAAAAAGCGAGACTGTACAAGGAATTACATAATCGCTTAACGATGGTTTAAAAGCCAAATATTTCAATCATAGGGTAGGGCATGGTGTTCTACCCTTCTAACTAATAGGAGCGTAAACAATGTTAGAAAAACTTATCGATAATGAACAAGCAAAGATTAAGCCTTATAGAGCAACTCTTGAGGCTCATACTTTAGAAGACCTTCAAGATATGGTCAATTATTCCAGAGGATTAAGAAAGAAGTATGTTATGGTAAATGGTACAGCTTCTTCTGTTCCTCCAATGAAATTAGACAAGAGATTGGGTAAAGCCAAACTTATTGACTATATGATCAGCTATTTTAAAGAATTTGGTTATCCTACTAATCCAAAATATAAGCCAGACCCAAAAACTGGTCTTTCTGAGATTAAGGAACAACCAAAGATTGATCCTCGTCCACTTCATCCTATCCTTCAGAATGAAAAGAGGGATTTCAAGAAAGAGGAAGAAGAGGAACTAGCTCGTAATCTTGAAGAAAGAAGAAAGAATGAGGAGTATGTATCAAAGAAGAGTCAGGAAATAACAACAGAACAACTTGATGCAATAGCAAGAGCTTTCTCTGGTGTTAAAGATGATTATGACACTGCATTTCCTGCTAAGCTTATCGGGTCTTGTATGACACTTGTTAATCTGTTCGATGATGGCGATGATGTGATAATCCAAGCGAAACTTGGAGATCAAATCTGCCGTATGTTCGAGAAGATGCGAGACAACTGCAAGACAGCTGGTCAGAAACTGAGAGCTGATTTGAGAGTCGAGACTAGAGCAGACCTTGGTACTGAGATTAACCAAAATAAGATTGATGATATCGAGGAAAAGCTTGCAAGACTTCGTAATCAGTATGCAATTCTAAACAATGCATTTGCAATATGTGTCAATCAACTTAGACCTAAAGTACTCGGTCAAACTGGTATTAACTTCGGTGCTTATACCACTCTGGAAGAAATGGATAAGCTTAACAAGAAGAAAGCCAATAATAAAAGTTTAACAGTATCGAATTTAGTTAACGACCGTGAGAACTTCGATTACCACCTACACCATAGGCACGAGGAAATCGGACTGGTTGAAATACCTGACGGCTTATAAAACAACAATAATTCTTCAAGAGGGGAAGAGGCTTCGGCTTCTTCCCCTTTCTTACTGAGTTCCACGCAATGAGGAACCTTATGCTCCCATCAAAGAAGAAAGTAACTGGCTAAAGCCAGGTACTTTCTCTTTGTTCTGAAATCTCTGCTTCGCAGAAACATATGCAGATAATCACTAATATGAACAAGTTCATATAGCAATTATCGCAAGAAGGAGTCTCTCCCAAACAAAGGGGGAACCATTGAACAAAGGGGGAATATCGCCTCAAAAGCCAAAGATAAAAAGATAAATTAAAATGGAGTAAACAAATGAATTTCTACACATCTATCAGCACTGCATCTTGGATCGGAATTGGAATATATGTCGCTTATAAAACTAACAAGAGAAGAGTTCTTGCTTCTGTCTGTACAGTTACAGCTATTGGAAGTGATATGGGACAGTACGTCAAAAAGAAATATAAGAACTGCCTCTTGAAAGTAACAGAGGAGGATATCAATGAAAGCAACTAAAGCTTTCCGAATTAAATTAAAATATGTTGCCAAAGAAATGAAGGAACTGTCTCAAAACAGTATCTTCCTATGGTTAGTTCGAAATGAATTTAAAATGTATTATTTCTGTATGGGAGGTGTTTTGCTATGTTCTTTTATCTGGTAGCTGGTATTGCTTCAGCTACTGCAATATTATTTTTACTTTTCAAATTCAATATTAAAAAAGTCTTGGCTTTTGATATTGCTGTAGACATTGGTTCCTCAGCTTTGTTAGTTGTCCTTTTTGCAGGAACCTTTGCAGGAATGATGGCAGCAGTCATTGGTGGTTCAATAATCTCAGTTGTCCTTTATGCAATAAAACGTCTTAAAGGATATGAAAAGCCAATAAGAAAAGGATTTAAGGTTAAATGGGTAAGCGTTCCCCCCAAATAGCCTTAATAGGGTGAGTGGCACGGATACTTAGTCGACAAAGTAACAATGCCGTGACAGGATTTCGATTGATAATCTGTATGTACATAAACAAGCTTTCTCGATAGCTCCAGTTTCTACATACCTCACCCCTAACCTTACGTCAAGTTTGTGAATTGCTCTTGGTGAAAGCCAAGGGTTATTTTAGTGAGTTGCCTCAATCGATTAATCGTAAAGATTGGGGTAACTCGTAAATTTAAACTAAGTAGAAGGAGTAGGCTATGAATATAGCAGAAATCACAGTATCTGGTAACGTTGGTGGAGCACCAGAAATTAAAGAAGTAAATGGGACCAAAGTCGCTAACTTTTCTATCGCTGTTAATGAAAATTACAGAGATAAGTCTGGTGAGCAACAAAAGAAGACTCACTGGTATAACGTAGAAGCTTGGGATGGTAAGCCTAAAGATGGCAAAGCATCTGGAGTTGTCTCTAGAATAATTGAACCTCATTTAAGTGTTGGTTCAACTGTTTACGTTAGAGGGTTTCCACAAATTGACTCTTACCAAGATAAGGATGGTGTCGATAAGAAGGCTTTCAAAATTAAGATTGCTGGAATGTCTTCACAAATCCGTTTAGCTGGTTCAAAGTCACAAGATGGTGCTAACGGTACTGATCAAGGCAAGCCAAAAAGCAAAGACAATGGTGGTGGAGCTGCTGACCTTGACGACGAAATCCCTTTCTAGGGATGTTTCCTCTAAGAAATGAACTGGGGTTGGCGAAAGCCAGCCCCTTTTTTAGTGCAATCACCAATGGAGGAACTATGACCGAAAAACAAATCAATGATCTTTTTGATGTTCTTAAAAAGAGAGATGAAGAAATCTATCTTGGAATGGAAGCAATGAGAATAAACCTGGAACTCTTATCTCAAAGAGTGACTGTCGCCTCTGAAAGACTAGAAATTTTAGAAGATATTAACAGCATTATGAGTGGAGATTATGGAAGTATTACAAGAAATTCTGGAAGAGCTTAAGAAAAGTACAGCCTTCCAATGGTTCCAAGATATAGCAACGCTAATCATGCTTGTTGTCATCTTGTACATAGTCTTCGTCTTTATGTCGTTGCTCGTGCCTCAATCCAACTTTTATTAGGAGAACATTGTGAGAGTTAAAAGAGATAAGACTCATTGTCTCTCCAGAAAGTGGGAGAAAGCCATGAAGAAAGCATCCAAAGCCAAGGATAGAAAATTAAATAAAAAATTAACTAAGGAGAATTGAATGTGGAACAATTTAAGAAAGATTCCATTCGTAAATCGCAAAGCAGTATGGATAGGGTGGTTCGTAACGACTCATCTCGTATTAACAGCCTTGATCCTATTAATGCTTATAGCTTTTGGAATCAATCCAACACTGCTCGTTTCGGTTATTGGGGCTCCTCTGTGGCTCGTAGTAGCCTTTACAGCAAAGTATCTGACAGATCAGATAAGGAAATAACTCGTAAAATAGACCACTGCATCCAATGTGGTTGTCATCCAAAACCTGACCAATGGGCAGGAGAAACATCAAGACTTTGTATAGATTGTGGAGATAGATAATGAAAGCAATATTAATTGACCCCTTAGAAGGAACAATTCGTAAAGTTAAATGGCACTCTAAGAAAAGTGGTAATGGCGATGATATTCGTGGTTATTTACAATGCAGCATATTTGCTGGAGTAGGCTTTAACCGTTATGGGCTAGGAACAATTTATCACGACGATGAAGGATTGTTCACAAGACCTCTTAATTTTTTCTATATCCCAGAATTATATCCAATGCCAATTCCAAGCAAAGGGTTAATCGTAGGAACTGATGAAGACGGTAAGACTGTCGATATACCCAAGAAGCTGGAGTCTGACCTTCTAAATGGTGTCGCCTCAGTAACATTTCCTACTTTCAATGAAGTTTGTTTAATTGAAAGAAATTTGTTGAAAGCAAGTGGTTACTAATGGCTACTTGGTACAAGCCTCATAGCTTGGATGAAATCTATATTGTCAATGTTTCTGAAGGGCATTGGTGGACCGAAAGAGTTCCTAATTTTATCGAAAAATTTAACAAAGGTGAGCTAGGAATTGATCCTAGAATACCTTGGTATGACCAGATATTTCTCTGTTGGTACGAAGACCAAGCCAGAGAAATTGTAAAAGCCATTGAAGATGGTCAAAAGGTGGAGGATTGGAAGGAGCGTCCAACCAATCCCCCAGTAACACTTAACCAATAGGAGAATTATATGCAAGAAATTGCTTTATGCGACCTGAAGCCAACTGAAAATAATGTTAGAAAGACTAAAGGCTCAGATGAAAATATGGATAGACTTGTCGCCTCTATTAAACATAACGGTTTGCTTAAAAATCTTGTCGTTAAGAAGAATGGCAAAGGCTATTTTGTTACAGATGGTAACAGAAGGCTTGAGGCTCTATTATCAATTCATGGCGAGAACTCAGATGCTACTGTTGAATGTAAGGTTCTTGAGACTGATGCAAATGAAACTGAAATTGGTCTTCATGCCAATATGATGCATGAGCATATGCACCCAATGGATGAATGTGATGCTATCAATCATATTTGTGAAGAAGGTTATGGCGATTATGACAGTATAGCTAAACAGTTTGGTCGTACTGAAAAATGGGTTAAACAACGTGTAAAACTAGCTGATCTGTCGCCTCTTGCAAAAGAGAAATTCAGAGCAATGGAATTTGGTATTGCAGTTGCTGAAGCTTTGGCTTTGGGAGATCATAAAACTCAAAATAAATTCTTTAAAGAGAATGGCAAACATCAGTATGATGCTAATTGGGTTTATCGTTATATTAATGGCGAAAAGATTGATGCAAGTAAAGCTATCTTTCCAATCGAAGGTCATGAAGAAACTCTTGGAATTGAAAAAGATTTATTTTCAGACAATGTGTTTATTACCAATTACAAAGCTTTTGATAAGTTAACAATGGAATTTATTAATAAGCTTATTGAATTAAGAAAAACAAAGTCTTTTAAAGCTGTTCATTTTCTTAATGATATATCCACTTATGATTCTCCAGTATGTAAGAATCTTGAAAGGCCATTAAAAAGAGCTAAAGACTCTGACACAATTTTAATTATTCAGTATATGCCTTATAGAGGTGAGCTATCTGAAATCCGTATGGTTGAAAAGGAAACTGAAGAAATAAAGCCTACTGGATCAGTTGATGCAGAAGGTAATGATGTCGATGTACCTGAAGAGACTCCATACGAATATTCAAAGCCACAAAATAGAATGTTATGGGCTTATTATGGTGATTTCCTAAGAAGTTATATGTATGAAAACATGGATAAGTTTGACCATGCTAAATTTGGTATGGCATCTATATGTGCTAGACAGATTCATGGTTTTGATTACTCATATAATATTCCAGGCAGAGGATCATTAACAAGTGCTGATAATTTCAATCAAGTAAGTGAGGTAAGTAGAGATGACTACACTCCTGTTATTACAACAGCAATTTCTAAAATTTATGACAGGGCTTATGAAGTTTGCAAAGCTAGTAGAATTACTCCTTTTCAGTATTACTATAACCTTGACACTGTTGAACTCAATCGTATCTTTGGTATTCTTGCTATTGAAAGTTGTAACCCCTCAGACTTTGAAACAAAAGAGTTCAAATCCATCTACGAATGGAAAATTAACAAAAAGCAGTGGTTCAAACCATTTGGAAACTGGTTAGCCAAGTATAATCTACCAAGGCTGCAAAAGCTTTATAATATATTGACTGGCATTACCATGATGGACAATCTTAAAAAGAGGGAAGCTATTACGCTTATATTAGATGCTTTTAAAAGCTCTGATAATAAGGGCTTTGATCCTTTCAAAAAATAAAGTTATGAGGGATGGTTGTTTTTTTTAACTTTTAAAACTTATTTTTGTGATGATTTTTTATACAGGCAACCATTCCTCACCAAATTCGTGATGTTCACAGATGCAGGATGGTATTGGTACTGCGTTGTGCAAATACCCATCACGATCTGGCAATGGTGGGGTTGTAAAGTGAGCCTTCTTACAGGTCGCCCCATCATTGTCTTAACCCCCCACCACTACGGAGATAGCAATGGTCAAGATCAGTAGCAAAGCATTTCATATATATGACCACGATAAAGAAGAGTCATTTCAAATTGTTGGTAAGAGAAACTTTATGCATTGGTTAAATGACCATGCTGACCGATCAAGATACTCATTCTTTTCAACATATGAGAAACTTAAAGAATATATAGGAGAAATAAATGAGCCATCCAGTAAATGACTCAATTAAAGAAGACATATATGAAAAACTATGTGAAATAACTGTTAAGCAATTAGCAGACAGATGTGAAACCTATGGTTTGAACAACTATGTTCTTGAGATTGATAATATTCTTTGTGTTTTAACAGAAAAGAAAATGGAGAATGAATGTGAGTGACGATGAAAGATATATCGTAGCAGTTTACGAAAACTTCTTATCTCAGGGAATGAGTGAAGAAGAAGCAGAAAAAGCCACAGAACAACATATGGAGGCAAGAGGTGACTAAAAAATATACCTATCAAGTATGGGACATTCTTTTTGCTAAAATTGACGAAGACGGAAATGAAGAAACACATGAAGATGGTTCGGTTAAACTTTATACTGATGCTTCACTACATTATGATTATAGTTTTATCAATGATGGTTTTGACCAAGATCAATTAGAAAAAGATTTAGATGAATGTGATGCTTAACGTCTTCTTTTCTTATTATCTTTTTTTAGAAGGTCATCTATATGCATTTTAATTTCTTTACCTTCTTTTATATCTGGAACTCCCCATTTCTTAAACGGAGTTTTATCAACATCAGCTGGTACAAACCATTTCTTACTGGAATGATCCCATTTTGCCCCTAACTTTTTGACCAAATCTCTGTCACTGTAAGGGCAATCTAAATACATTTTTGTATTAGATACTTTTAACTCACGAACTTTAACTAATTTAGCTTCAGGAAAATGTTTACGAACCGAATCCATCAGTTTGGCGATGTCTGGATATTTGGAACGATACATTGCCTTTATCTTCCATTTTTCCCGTTCTGAGTCTTTGGAATACAATTATTTTAGTGTAGAATCTTGGACGTTGCAGAGCCACTTTGTATGCCGTAGTAGGCAAGTAAAGCAGCCTCTGCAACACCATCATCAGACTTTAATTGCCACAAATCAGAAGCAGATGGCATAAGCTCTGATGCTCTTTTACGAGCTTCATCTTTATCTGCTGATATACCGAGTGTCTTCTTCCATTTGGTAGGTGCTACTTCGGTATAAGCGACCCCTTGAGACACTAACAGTCCTAGATAAATTCCATAGCCCAGACCTGTCATAAACGTAGATGATAGACCTTGCTTTGGATAGGGTTGTTGCTTCTCAATGAAAGCATGATCAGGTTTATATTCGACCATGTAGTTAATAATAGAAAGCATATCAAGAAATCGTTTATTCTTGTTTCCTTTTTTGAATGAATAGATCGGTGTTCGAATCGCTTGGATAGACTGTTTATCTTTATCAGTCATATCTATAAGTGCGATTCCCCCACTAAGACCTGGATCAATACCTAATATTCGCATTGGGGTTCTCCTCTAATTTGATTGAGCATCCGAGGGCTTCAGCCCAACAATGCAAATTAAAACTTGTTGGCTTTCTGTTTCCCGTTTCCCATTTAGCTACCAGTCCAGCTGCAACACCTATTCGGTCGTCAACACTAGTTTGTGCAACACCTAATGCCATTCTGCGTTTTCTAAATTGTTCGATTAATATTTTTGTATAACTCGACTCAAAGTTACTCATATAGCAATGCCTCCTAATACATAGATAACTAGGTATCTAGGCATAATCAATATAAATCTAAACAAAATGCCTAATTTTTATATTTTTTAATTGTAAATGCCTACAAATTGGTGTTTACTGGAACTCCATTTTAACTTTGTTCACTGGAGGTGCTTATGAACATTACTAAAAACAAAACCCTTAACAGCCAAATTACATACTGGAAAGGACAAAAGAAAACGGTATTGGGGAGGTGCAACAGAAAATGATAAATTTATCAACATTAACTGCTCCTACAGGAGAATCATTTCCAATTTATAGAAGATTTAGTCTTTTAAGGTTTAAGCCTTTTGGTTCTGTAGCTGTATGGAGATATATTTCTAGGGAGGGATTAAATATGTATGGTAGAATAGTATCAGGTTTTACTAGAGAAACTCTAACCAAAATATATATTAACCCAAAGAATGCTCCCCCAAAAATAAAAAATATATTTTCTGTTATCTATCTATGGAGTTTTATCTGGAAAGAAGGTAGAACGTTGTTATCTAAAGAGACTAATAGAAAAACACGCTATAGTCGATTTTACAAACATTTAAGTCTAAGAATTATTATAAAAGGTGCTATTAATTATGTCAGACGAAAAGGAGCTTATAGCAAAAGTCCACCAATGGGTTACGGACACTATGAGAACAAAAGGCTGGTCTGCTCGATATTGGGCAATGGAATCAGGGGTTGGAGCTTCGACACTTCAACGCTTTATTAAAGAAAAACCATGGTGTTTATCTGCTAAATCGATTGGATTGCTTGGTGCAAAAGCAGGGTCTTACCCATTTGCTTTTGGCAGTCAGGAGACTAGTAAATTAAATACCTTCAGCATCAAATTGATGCAGATTGAAGGAAATGAAATGAAAGAAACAAGAGACACGATAAGTACTACTGCTAAAGTATCGGCTGATGCATTTGCAGTACCTGTGGCTTGGGACACTTACGATTCAGCTGGAAGAGGAAGTATATATCCTGGAGATG